ACGCTGCCCCACAAGTTTCAGTAGCTACTTAATAAAAAGCTACATCGTTGAATAAATTCAATTCACATCGTAGGCTCTCTTGCACTCTACTAAAATGTAGTATATAGTTTTATTACTATACAATTAATTAGAATACTGACGCGTATAGTCGACGGCCTAGAGACAGTATTCGTGAAACTAGGAGGATATAATTATGGCATCAACTACATTTTCGGGACCGATTAAAGCGGGAACGATAGCAAACACAACTGGTACTACAGTTGGAACTAACGTAAAAAACACAGGTCAAGTGTTAATGTCTCAATCATTTTCATTTGCTTATACAACTGAAGGAACTGCAACAGACACTAACGTTGTAATTCCAGCTAACTCTCAAATCGTATCTATCGATGTTAACGTAGAAACTGCGTTCAACGATTCAGGTGCTGATATACTTGAAGTTGGTTCATCTGCGGATACTGACTTATATGTTAACGATGTAAGTATTGCAGCAGTTGGCCCAGCAGCTTTGGGAACAGCAGGTTTGTGTGCTAACTGGAAAGATATTGGAACTTCTGACATTAGAATTGGTTACATCTATAATGGTGCAAACAATGATGCGTCAGCAGGTGCTGCTACAGTAACTATTAATTACTTGCAGAACAATAACCTTTCATAATAAATAATTTGGTGCTCCTTCGGGAGCACCGTTAATAAGGAGAAAATATATGTCAGGCGGAGGATCGTTTTCAAGTGACCAAAAAACTTTACTTATGGATACTATAGGTTCTGATACTTTAGCAAGAGCGGGTAGAGCTAGAATAACTTCTATTCAAGGTAAAGGAATAGCAAGTTCAACTTTAAAATTACATGATGCTGCAACAGCAGGCGCTGCGGCTGCAGGTAATTTGGTAGCTACTTATAAATATGGAACTGAAGGTTTAGAAGTTTATGTTCCTGGTTCAGGTATTTTATTCAAAGAAGGAATAGTATTTAACCTAGCTGGAGCTAGCGGAAGCGTTACTGTAACAATAACAGGAGCGTAGTCTAATGGCTAACACTACTTCTGGAACTACAACGTTTGGAAAAAATTTTGCAATAGATGATATTGTAGAAGAAGCTTACGAACGTATCGGTATACGAGGAGTTTCGGGATATCAACTAAAGACTGCAAGACGTTCTTTAAATATTTTATTTCAAGAATGGGCTAACAGAGGTATTCATTTATGGGAAATAGCAGATGGATACTTGACACTAGTTGCTGGAACCAATGAATATATTGGCTATCGTTCTAGCGGCGATGGTACATCAACATTATTAAATAGTGCTGGTGCTGCTTTATATAGCGTTGATGATGTTTTTGAAGCATCTTACAGAAGTAATGCAGGTACAACAAGTCAATCAGATAGTCCTCTAACTAAAGTTTCTAGATCAACTTATTCTTCTTTATCAAATAAATTAGCACAAGGACAACCATCACAATATTGGGTTCAAAGATTTATAGATAGAGTTACAATAACTTTATATACAACACCAAGTTCAAGTCAGGCTGGTGACAGAGTTCAATTTTATTACATGAAAAGAATTGATGATGCAGGAGATTATACAAATGCAGCTGATGTTCCATACTACTACATTCCATGTATGTGTGCCGGATTAGCTTATTATTTAAGTTTAAAGTATGCACCAGACAGAACACAAAATTTAAAACTTTTATACGAAGACGAATTATTAAGAGCGGAGGCAGCGGATGGGTCAAGCAACAGTACGTTTGTTACACCTAAGACCTATTACCCTAGTGTTTAATTATGGCAAGATTTGCAAAAGGAAAATATGCATTAGCAATCTCTGACATTAGTGGCCAAGCATTCCCATGGAATGAAATGGTTACACAATGGAATGGATTATTCGTACACTATTCTGAATTTGAATCTAAACAACCACAATTAGATCCTAAACCAAGTCAAGCTGATCCAACTGCTTTACCAAAATCAAGACCACAACAACCACCACCTGATACATTAAGATTTTTAGATTTTAATCCTTTAAAAACTTTTGCTTCAGGTTCACCAATTGTAAATGTAAGTTCTACTAACCATCAAAGAAATTATGGAGATACTGTAAGATTTAGAGGTGCACCTACGACATCACCTGGAACTGGTACTCCAGATACTATAGGTGATGACGGACCAGTTGCTGGAAATCCTGTAGTAGGTTTTTCTAATATTGCAAACGTTGATGGAATTACTGGAGCAAATATTTGTAGGTCTACGGGTTATACAATTTATCCTGGAAAATATACTTCTACTACAACAACTTTAAATGGAGCAATTGATACAACCACGACTACAGTTATTTTAACAAGTGTAACTGGATTTGATGGAGTTACAACAGCATCTTTTGAACCAACAATTGCCAATCCAACTGGTACTCCTACTTATGGTGCATTGGTGGGAACAGAAATTATTAGTTATACTGGTGTTAGTGGTAGCACTTTAACTGGAGTAACACGAGGTGCTTTTGGATCTACAGCTGCTACTCACAATACTGGTGTTGCAGTTAGACTATTAGTGACACCAGCAAATAATTATCATTTTACTGCACCTAGTAACGCAACTACTGGACAAATCGCTGGAGGAGGTTATAATGTATCTTCAGGTCCGGTAACATTAAAAACAATAGGACCACAGACATAATATGGCATACACTTTAACAAACTTACAAGACGACATAAAAAGTTACACAGAAGTAGATAGCACAGTTTTTACTGAAGCTGTCTTAAATAGATTTATACAAAATGCAGAAGAAAGAATTTATAGATCGTTTGATGCCGACATGGAAAGACACTATGCTACATCAACTACAATTATTGGAAATAGATATGTTACTATTCCAGCGGATTTAAGAGTCATTAGATATGTTCAACTTAAAGACAGTGATGGTAATCAAGTTTATTTAGAGCAAAGAGACCCTAGTTACATAGCAACTTATTATGATACACCAGGTACTGCATCTAGCACTCTTCCTAAATACTATGCTAATTGGGATGAAAATTATTGGGTTATTGCACCTACGCCTAACGCAGCTTACGAAATTACGTTGGCATATAATAAGAATCCAACTAGCCTAACTGACGCTAGTGTGAGTGCTGCAGGGACCTATCTCTCGAATAAATACCAAGATTTACTTTTGTATGCTTGCCTAGTAAATGCATATGCATACTTGAAAGGACCGCAGGATATGTTACAATACTATCAAGCGGCTTATAAAGAAGCTTTAGAAACGTATGCTACCGAACAAATTGGTCGTAGACGCAGAAACGAATACAATGATGGTGTTATTCGTCTTCCTATCAAATCTGAATCACCGTCAAGTTATTAAAGGAGATAAAAAAATATGGCAAACGTAATACCATTCGCATTTAGAGGAGAACTCTTTTCGGGAACTCATAATTTTTCTTCTGGTGGTAATCAATTTAAAATAGCGTTGTACACAGCAAACCCGTATACAACTTCAAGCACAACTTACTCTACTTCAAGTGAAGTAAGTTCTGGTGGTGGAAGTAATTATACAGCAGGTGGAGAAGTTTTAGGTTCACAAGCTGTAGCTGCTTCAACAGCGGTAGCTTCAGTTGATTTTGCAGATGCAACTTGGTCATCAGCAACTTTTACAGCAGCTTATGCAGCTATTTATAATGATACTAACAGTGATAAACTTTGCGTTGTTTTAGATTTTGGAGGAAATAAAACTGCAACTAACGGCACGTTTAAAATTACATTCCCAGATCCATCAACACCAGCTAATGCAATTATAAGCATGGCATAGGAGAATAAATGGCTTTAGTAATAAATGACAGAGTAAAAGTTACAAGCACAACCACTGGTACAGGTCCAATGGCACTTGGTTCCGCAGTAACTGGTTTTGAAACTTTTGCAGCAGGAATAGGAAACAATAACACAACTTACTATTGTATTTTTAATCAAGGTACAACAGAGTTTGAAGTTGGACTTGGGACATTAGATGGATCAAGTGCAAACTTAACTAGAACTACAGTTATCTCCAGTTCTAATTCAGACTCAGCAGTTAGTTTTACTAGTGGTACAAAAGATGTGTTCTGTACTTTACCTGCAAGCAAATCTGTTTATTTAGATGCTACAGGTAATCCGGTAGGAGCAGCAAGCAATGGTTTTGCATTAGCAATGGCGGTTGCATTATAGGAAATAAATATGGCACAAGATTTTAGAAATGTATTAGTTAGAACAATTGGAACATCAGATACTACACTGTTAGCGGGTG